CAGCTGGCAGGTCGCTGCTGATGATGGTGCGACCGTTGGTGACCAGACCCTTGGCGTTGTATGTGACGAGGCCGTAGGTGACGTTGGCGGCTACGTCGTTGTCAATTTCCAGCACTGCGCCATCCATGCGCAGACCTTCGCCGTTGATTGCAACGCCGCCACGAGCACTAGTCGTAGGTGCGGGAAGGTCGCCACCAGCGATGGTGCGGTAACTGACGGCGCCAGCAGATGCGGAAGGGCCAGCGAGGAATTGACCGGCGGCACTGGTGTTATCCAGCGTGGCGCTGATCGTTACTTGGTTGCCGCTGGTGCTAACGACAATGTTGATGGTGCCAGCCGTGCTGCCGACAACAGAACCGACAGAACCCGCAGCTTTGAAGCTGACCCAAGCGCTGCCATCCCAGATGTAGGCGTTGTCGTCGTCAGTATCAAGCGCAATTTGGCCGGTAAAGGCGCCAGATGCCGGCAGGGTGGTGACGAGATCAACAGTGGATTCGTCGGCAAGTTTGGCGGCAGTTACCGCATCGTTTTGAATCTTGGCGGTGGTAACGGCATCAGTAGCCAGGGATGCGGCAACAATTGAGCCTGCCCCAAACAGGATCTTGGCGCTGGGGATCGTGGCATCCGCAATCAAGGTGGTGGCGTTACCCACCATGTCGGTCACGGTGATCTTTTTGGTCTCGCTTGCGGAGACATCAACGATCGGCAGCAGGTCACCGCTGGCTAAATTCGCCCCCGCAAGAGCTGTAAGTTCGCTAATCCGAAGGTCAGCCATACCGCCTAAGCCGACAGGGCACTGTTACCAACTAGCTTAGCCGGCTCACGCGATGTCTTCTTGCAACAGTGATGCCGTGGAATCCTGTTCCAAACGGATGTCACCAAGATCTTCTTGGAGCACCTTATCTGAAGGCGTGGTCTTGGCAAGAAGTCTGATGGGGCCAGTGGTTACAAAATCAGCGCTGATTTCAACGGCGTTATCTGGCGAGAAATTGACGCCGGCTTGCGTGATGACACCTTCCAGTTCGTACCAGATTTCATCGTCGATAGATGTTCCATCGCCTATTTCGTTGCTGACTTTTAGGTAGAACTTGCTGCCAAATTTTGAGCCGACTTCTGTGCGGATGGCCAACTGCAAAAGATAATGGGCTGATTCTGCAGTGGTTTGTTTGCTATAGGTGGGGAGATATTCCCAATAGGCGCGGAAGTTCCCGCTGCCGCTAATCAAGCTGGAGTATTGGGAGCGAAATTCGTCACCAAGCGCTGTGGTATCAACGGCTTCGCGGCTGGTATTTAGCTCGAAGTAAGTGCATTGGGCAAGGATGTGAGGAATGAGATTGGTTATTCGTACCGCAATGGGAATATCGCGGGCAATTGCGTTCAATACAATCGCTTGGCTTTGCAGGCCCTCAATAGATTTGTCGAATGTGTCATATAGACGAACGCCGCCTAGTTCATCGACGTGGACATACCAGTGGCCAGCATCTTGGACGCTTCCAATGCCCCAGCCGGTTGCATCAACAAAGTCAAGGTTGGTGCCGTCAGTGGTACGAATTTCTAGTTGGTCGCCGCTATTTAGAAAGCCAGCGTCAAAGTCAAAACTAAAGCGGCGGCGTGCAGGATTAACGTCCCCTGGATTGACCAATGAGGGTTTTTCGGCAAGCTCGGAGCTACGCCGTAGTTCGACCAAACCGTAGCTGCCGAGGTAGACGCTCATTACAAGGTGGCGGTGGTCAGGGCACCAGTGGCTTGGAAATTGATTTGAGCCGAGACGACTTCACCGACAGAAGCGCCAATGCTGACACTGGTGATGTAAGCCGTCAAAGTTACGTCGTTGTTACCGAGGTCGCCAGCAAGACGCAAAGTAAGGCTTACCGTGTCGCTTGTGGTGACGTTGCCAGTTCGCACCAGTTTGCGCAGCAGGGTGCTTGCGTCGTTGGTGTTATCGGCGTCGATGTAGTACAGCAGACTTGCGCTGCCGCTAAAACCTTGGACCCCAGGCACGTAATTGCGCTGGCTGTCGCCAAGAGTTGTCGTTTCTAGTGTCTCCAGGTCAGCCTGAAGCGTCCAGTTGGTCACCTTGACCAAGGTGTCGGAGCCCAGAAGCAGGCGTCCGTCGCGTCCGGTAAAAATCTGGGCCATGACTTTAGTTTAGAGAACACCAACGAGCTTGACTTGCACGCTGCTAATCCCTGGCCGGATTGCGGTAATGCGTGGGGCCTCCGCGTAGCGCCAAGCGTTTGAGCCGGTTACGTCGATTGAACTACTGCTGCCGCCCCAGCCTGCCCGCACGTTGGATGGAACTGTAAAAGTTTGGTAAGTGCCTTGTACCTCGTCGAAGTGGGTTAGGAATAGACCCGCATTTGTGTCGGTGATGTTGTCGTAGGTCAGGTCCAGCGTCATGTTGGTGCGTTGGTTGCCGTACAACACCCGGACTTCGGCGCCGGATTGGGCTTTGAAGGTCTTGATTGGGTAGTCGCCGGGATCAAAATTACGCCCGGTTGGTTGCAGAGTTGGGAAGGCCATCAGGAATCAACCAAGAACAGGGCGGCGTTGGTTACGTCTTGTGCGATCAGGCTTCTGAATTGCTCGTCGCAAGGGAACTCCGTGGCAGTGATTTGCACCGAACCTTCCCCATCCAGCGTAAGTTGCTCGACCATGTAGACATTCTGGGCGGTAACCGAGTTTGAAACGGTGAACACGCTGCCGAACAGTGCGGTTTCTTGGACGATGCCGTTGTTGATCGTCATGACGCCTTCGCTGACATCCTCGGATCCGGCCTTGTAGTACACAACGTCGTAGCGGCCATCGGCAAACGGGGTGGCGCTGGTGATTACGCCAGTTGCACTGATGCTGCCGTTTTGCGCCGAGCTATAGGGATTGGATTCTGTAACCACACGGATGTAGTCGCCAGGCGACAGGTCGATGCCAAACGGTGCCGTCTTGAACGAAACGGTATGAGTGATGCGGCGGCGAATTGACATGAAGAAGCGCCCGACCAGTTCCGCGTGATTGCGGCTGGTGCAGTATTGCGTCATGTCGAACTGCTCCAGTGGATCTTCTGTGCTGGTGCCGTCGTTCCAGCGCATGACAATGTTTCTTTCTTCGGGTAGCTGATTTTCGCGTTCTTCGCGGAAACGAAGCATTGCCTGGAAGTCTTTGCGTTCTTCCGCCGAGATGTAGGTCAGCTCAAAGCTGTCTTCGTAGATGTTGCCAGCTGTGAAGAGCTGTTTGATGGCGACCGGATCGGCGCTGATGTTGCCGCTTGTTGTTGTGGGCAAAGCCGGCACCAGTGCAAAACGCCCATCCATGACCGCAAAATTGCAAAGCATGAACGGTGCTATGTCAGCGATAAATTGCCTGACGTTTACTGCGCTTGAAATTGCCCCATCGAAATAGAGGCCATTGGATTTGAGGAAGCGAGCGGTGGTAACAAAACTGTCTGTGTTGATTAGTGGCGCGTTATCGACAGACATGTTGAGCAGATCGCCAACACCAGCAACGCGATCAGTGAGCAGGTAATAAACAAGGTCGCAGAACAGGTTGCTGGGTTTGACTTCTGATGACTCGTCAGGATGGAACCGCTTAACGGGGATCCCATTTTTCAGCCAGAACCGCAGTTGATCCAGTGCGGTGAAATTACGGGAGGCTTTAAGTGCCAAGCCCGCAATGGTCATGTTGCTGTATTCGGGGACTTGACTGTTGCTGGCAATCTCGTTGACGTAAACAACGGTGTGTTCGGGGCTGTTGGCGTTGGATTTTTCGACCAAGTTGCCGTACAGGCTGAGGTCGCCGTACATGCTTTGCTGCTCAAATGTGCGGCCTTCGTACTCATAGGTTTCGGTGATGCGCAGGCCACGAGATTCAATGACAAAACGTGCGCCAACTTGGCTGCCGGGACGGCGGAAAGGATTACTGCCGCTTACGGTGCGCAGGTAATCGAAGGTATCGCCAAGCTGCCATTGGCTAGACACATAGTTGGGATCTTCAGAAACGGCAATTGTTGGGGCACTCCAAAGACGGGTTTGACCGCTCCAGTGGCCTTCGACGTAATCGACCCGGCTAGTTAGAAGCAGGCGGATGCCGTCGCCACGGATGTTGGTGGTATCGAGTGTGAAGGTGCGGGTGGTGCCGATGTCGTAGTTGCGGGCCGGGCCGAACATCTCTTCGTACCAGGCTTGGCTGCGACCTTGAACAACATCAGCAGAAATGACGCCTGTTACCCGACGGCGCTGGCCAATGCTGTTTAACGTCGGGCTGGCTGGAGGGTTGCGGAATGGATTGCCGCTTTGAACAGTGAACGAAACAACGTACTCACTGAGCATGTCCCAGTTAGTAGAACTTTCGACAATGTTTTCTTGCTCAATTACCCAGACGTAGCCTTGACCTGAGAAGTGCGCTGGATCTAGTGCAACTTTGGTAAGGGTGTAGCGAACTTTGTACCAGCGTCCGCCTGATACGTTGTGTTGATAATCAAAGGTGACTTGGGTGCCTGCGTTGCCGGGATAATTTGCAGCAGAGGCAATGCCGGCACGATTGGTTAGCTCCCAAGTAAATGAACCGTTGCGCCCTTCGGTGTAGCTAAAGCTGGGGTCGGTTACCCAATCCAAAAACTCGCTGAAGGACAGTCGGGTTTCAGCGCCTTGTTCATCCGGCAGAAGAGTGATGATGCCGACGCTGGTGGGGCGATCGTTTACAACAGTGCGGTCTTGGTAAGTGGCAAGGTTGCGAAACTCTGAGTTTTGCTGTATTTCAAGTTTTGTGACAGTCGTGCCAGCGCTGACGACTTTGAAGGTGCCGTAAGCAGTGCTGTAGCTGGCGGTGAGAATTTGACGTTCAGCGGCATTGTCAAGTGAGCCGCCGTTATGCAGATGCCAAAATTCTGCGTCGTCGGGGGAATGGCGGCCAATGTCTGCGCCGTTTTTCGGAATGAACTGGAACTCGTACTGGCGCGTGTCGGGATGCACCAGGCGGATGAAGTTGTACTGATCGACGGGTTGGCTGCCGATAATGCAGAACTGTTCGCCTAATGGTTGCCAGGTAAATTCATTGCCGGAAGGATCCAAGCCGGCGGGGCGCAGGAAAATTGTGAAGAGTGAGACACGCTTGATATAAGAATTGACCGTACCCGTTTGGACCGTGACACGTGCGTTATCCAGCGCGTTGAGCTGTTGCGGGCTCATGATGGTCTGGAAATTACACAAACCGTTTAGACGTTGGAAAACATTGCTGCGGATGCCGATTTCAGTGACTTCGCAGGGGCGGGTGTTTCTTACGGTGGCCTTGGCAAATCGAGTCAAAGGCCAGAAGGCAACACCGCAGTTGTACTTTTCAGGGGTGTTGTTGTCCGACACATAATCTGCACGCAGCATGTGCTGGGACACTAGGCCGATGTCATTAACGGCTGGTGGGTTGATGTCGATGCACTTGAGTTCAATGATTTGATCTTGTTTGTCCTCGACTTTCCAGATGGCACGGCTACGTTTGATGACCTGCCAAGTGGTGCGACCAATCATGAACAGTTCGCCAATTTGCAGCGCGTCGTCAGCGTTATTGCGCAGTTCTGTGACCGCATCGTTGATGTCTTGAACGCTTACTTCTCGGTCGGTGCCTTTGTAATAATTCTCCGGGATTGTGTTGTGAGCAATAGTAAATTCGATGATGTCGCCAACATTGACGCTGCGAACAGCTTTGCCGTCCTCGTCGGATACTCCAACGCCGTTTAGCGCAGTAATGCCCATGCGGCGGCTGTAGTTGCGACCGATGCCGCTCATGCCGTCATTGGCGATGATGCCGTAATCTTGATCGCCGCGCAAAAGAGCATCGCTCATGCCAGCTTGGCCGGCAATCTTGACGCGCTGGTAAATGCTGTTAAGACCGGGATCTAACTTGATGAAATCTGTGTCTGGATCGCGTGGGATTGATACAACGCTCCAGTTGACGCGATAGTGCGCTCCATTGCCGATTGCGCCGTAGCAACCAAACTCGGCGTTGTTGCTTAGACCATGCGCCGCGCAAAATGCTGTGTCATTGTCACTGACGCGAGTTGGGCAGCTGTAGATGTCATCAAAACTTTCTGGGTCGCCAGATGCCAGCGTTCCTCGTGTTCCATACACAAGATTGGCCGCTTGTATCCGGGAAAATCCCGAAGTTGTCGTATTGCGCTTCCAGTAAAACGCAAAGGTTTGGTCGTATATGGCGCTTAGTGATCCATTGCCTAAAAAGATGCCCGGCATATCAGGCGGGGGATCAATGCCATCGGGCGGAATGCCTTCTGCAACACCCTGTTCGCCTACGACAAACAGCAGCTTGACGCCTTGTTGACGCCCATAGCTGAACATGCGGGACCACACCAGCTTGGGGGTGACCAACAGGCCGCCGGTTGTTCCAGTCCAACGGCCAAAAATGATGGGGATTGGATCGCCGTAATTGGCCAGTTCAGCTTGACTATCAAAGCCGTAGGTAGGGCTAAAACGTTGACCGCCAAGGATGCTGTCAAGACTTAACTGACCGCCGCTGCCGGCTTGGCCGCGTCCTTGCTGCGCAGAAAGTTGTGGGGCGCGAGGCTTGGGGGCAAGAAAAAACGATAATGCGGTTGATGCTAGGCCAATTACAAGGCTGGTAATTGCAATGATCTCAGCGCCTGTATTTTGAACATCAGGAATATGTGCGTATTCGGCAGGGCGTAACTTGGCGCGGCGTTGGACTTCCTGTACGAAATAGCGATATTCCTGTTCTGTTAAACCGGCAAGTTCTAGTAAATGCCTTTCGTACGGAAGCAGATTGGGTCGAATAATGCTTGTGCCGGAGCCCAGGCGACTTTGCCCAGATGCCGGTTGATGTACAGGATTCCGGTCTGCCATGTCACCGCAAATGCCCAGTTGGCTTCCCTGAGCAGCAAGATGTCCCCATCGTACTCGGGTCGTTCAATACGGCGACCCCAGCTCAAAATGTCTCGGATGATCTGCCGTTTTGGTGCCGTGTACCAGTCAGGATTAAACGCAGGCGTGTCTATGTCCAGGCGTTCCAGCACGGTATAAACAAGGTGGATGCAGTCGATTTCGGGGCCACTGCCGTCGGCACCAAGGCGATACGGTCGCCCGATTAGATCACTGCAATCTGACACCAGCTGTGCTCGGGATGTTGCCAATCAAGCGTTGGGTCAAGCGGCGTTGGGGTACGTCCGAGCCAACGGCATCCAGCACGGTGTTTAAGGTCAGGTCCAGCTCGGCGTCTTTCCAGCGGCCACTGGCCACCATGCCGTAATACTGGTGCATTTGCGTGAAACTGGTGCGGTCGGCGGGGTCCAGCAGCATCACGCGGACGTGGGCAATCCAGCGGTTATCCAGGGCTTCAACAGCCCAGTTGCGGCTAAGTACGTTGTTGGGAAGGATCAGTGAGGCGTCGGTGTTGTCGCCACTGCGGTTGACGGTTACGCCCGAAAAGCCAAACGGCAAGAAGCCGTATTGCTCGCCGCTGTAGGTAATGGTTTCACCGATAAAGAAGTTCTGGAACCGTTGACGAACAATTCCCTTGTCACTGAAGGTGATGAAGTTGCCGATCGCTAGTTCCATTACATCCCAAGCCTCTTGCGGGTGCTGGTGGACATCTGAAGCCTACGCAGGGTGCGCTGTTCGCCTTGGGCCGCACCTTGTTGAGCAGCTCGCTGCATACCTTGCTGGAATTGATCGGCGGTGACGTAATCCACGCTGTTGATACGCTCCACTGTGTAGCGCACGTCGATTGGTGCAGCAACTGCAGTACCGCCGCCAGTGCCAGCTGGTACTTGTTCGCCATTTCCGGGGATAACGCTGGGACCACGGGCGCCAGCTGCGTAGCGGTTCATGGCCCCACGCATTTTGCTTTCTGGAATAACAAATTCGGGTTCGCCGCCTTCACCAATCAATGCATTGGTCGGGCCAGTGACGTAGCCACCTTCAGCAAAAATTCCAGTTGGGAATAGCTTGCCTTTTGATAAGGCGCCTTCGCCAGTCAAGGCTTTATTTACGCCTGAAAGATCCTTTTGGAAGCCACTGCTGAGTGCATTAAAAATCGTTTGCAGAATGATCAATGTCATTTGCTTAGCAATGATTTCAAGCGCCATACTGATGAACGCTTCGCCAATCTTTTTGAAAGCATCACCAAGAGCTTCCTGAACCGACTTAGACCCAGTAATTACTTCACCAAATGCAGTGCTAAATGCATCGCCAATCGCGGTGGCGCCAGAAACAATTGTTTTAACTGCCAGATTGATTGGGTTTAGCTCTTCCTTAAGCCTTTCAATCTCCTTGCCAATACCGCCAGCAATGGTGTCCTGACCGGCCACGCCAAAGTCCATGCCCTTAATAATTTCATCAGTCAACTCCTTGGCTTTTTTAACTTGCTCTTCAATTTCCTCTGTTTGCAGTTGAATTATTTCAAGCCTTCGTATTTCATTGTTGACCTGATTGAGATTTACTTGCTGCTCAAGGTTTTTTAGTTCTGCGATTTGTTCGGCGCGGTCTTGATAGTCATATTGAATTTGAAGACGTTTGCGCTCGATTTCCGAACTTTGACCAAGTAAAACAGCTTGACGTGAAAACTGCGTAAAAAGCTGATCACCGGTTTTTAGTGAACGCGCCAATTCATCGGCAAGCTTTTTGGCTTCCTTTGCAGCCTTGTCAGTACCTTGACCACCCGTGGGACTAAGCAATGGCGGAGGGGCGCCGCCAGTAATGGTCGGAGCTTTTGGCGCCGCAGTTGATCGACCAGATCTCAGTTGCTCAAAGATTGCTTTTTCACGTTCAGAAATAAACTGCCCCCTGCCAGGAGCAAAAACATTAAATCTGCCAAATTTTGTTCTTGCCTCCTCAACAGCTTGGTTTCTTGCCGTAATCTCATCTTGCATTACAGTTGCATCGTTTAGTCGGTTAATAAACCGCGTGATGCCTTCAATCAAGAACTTGAATACAGGTTCAAAAAACTTGCCAATGTTCTGAGCCAGCCGCTGAAATGAGTCCTGAAGCGTGCTTAATTTGCCATTTAACGTATCGCTTTGAGCAATGGCACCATTTGCGTATTTACCGCCAGCATCAGTAAGTTTTTTAAGTGCATATTCAACGGCCTCGGCGCTGATCTGGCCTTTACTTAATGCCTTTTGAAATTCATCTCCGCTAAGTTTGTATTCATCCTTGAGAACTTTTTGCAGCGCAACTCCGCGTTCTTGGAACTGCAGAAGTTCTTCACCCTGCAAGCGACCTTTCGCTTGAACCTGACCGTAAGCGGTAACAAGACCCTGAAGCTCAGCGCCTGTTGCACCAGAAACATCAGCAAGACGCCTAGTGGTGTCAACAACTTTTTCAGTTTCAACTCCAAAGGCTTGTAATCGCTTGGCCGAATCAATTAGCTCGGTGCTAGTAAACGGCGTGACTTCGCCAATGTCTTGCAGCTGTTTAATGATTACACGAGCTTTCTCGGCGCTGCCAACAAGAACTTCAAGGCTGCGGGTTTGAGTCTGAATTTCCGCCGCCTGAACAAAAACAAATTTGACCGCCTGTATGGCAGTAAAGGCCGCAGCGAGCTTTGTGGCGGCGCCTATTAGGCCACCAAACGAACGCTCAGTTTTTTCGGCCTGCCCTTGTACGTCACGCAGCCGTTGGATTGCATTACGTGCATCAACGTTGACGGCGACATTGGCGACGACACCCACAGCACTGCCCTTGTACTAGGAGCAGTCTACCGGCGCCGTTTTAGTTGACGCTCCTGCTCTTCATTCAGTAGATCAAAATATGTACTCCACAACATCAGCTCTTCTAGCGTCACCTCACGGTTTAACCGGGCAAGGCTGTAACCCAGTTCTTTAGCAACGCCAAGCTGCAGCAGCAATAGGTTGTCTTTTTTAAGATCAGCCTTTAGTGCTTTTCATGTCGGCCTCTTCCTCCTCGGGATTAGTAATGATTGCCAGCATGAGCGCCTGCAAGTCGGCATCCAACACGTCGTTTTTGAGTTCAGCAATCTCGCCAGCCTGAAACAAACGCTTACCGGTGTCATCAACAGCTTTAGTAATCAAAAGGTTGAGCGCAAAGCCATTGGTGTCGTCTCCGCCTGGCATTTTTTGTGCGCGCTCACGCTCGGCCATGGTCAACGCTGCCGAGTAAAACTCAAACTCTGATCCATCGGTCAACGTCACGACCCGCTTGATTGGGGTCAGATTTGCAGCTTTTTTCAGGCGGGCAAGAGCCGACGAAGCAGGCGCAGGCATAAAAATCGGTTGTTTGTTGATACTTTAGGCATAAAAAAGCCCCCGATGCAACTCGGGGGTGTGAGGAGTAACCCAAAGGGACGCTATCAGGCAGAGGTACTGAAGTCGAAGGTGGGGACGCCAGCGGGGCGGAAGGTGATTTCAACCTGTTGGGCGTCGTCAGGGTTGATGTTCAGGCTGGCAGTCAGCAGAACGGCATCCATGGCGATGGAGCGGCTCAGGGCTTCGCTGCTCTGCTTGTCGGTGTAGAGCTTGAAGGCGCAACCAACTTGCTGACGCTGCAGCACGTCTTCCACCATGCGGTTGGACAGGGCGGAATCTTCGTTGGTTACATACACCGTGGCAGAACCGGAGCCATCAGCGAAACCGGGGATGTAAGCGCGGAAAGGTGCGTATTGACCAGCGGTTTGACCGATGGTTGTAACCTCGATCTCACTTCTGCTGATCTCAAAGCTCCAGGATTGCACGCTCCCGACAGCGGCGTAATCGGCGTAGGCAACTTGGAACTCGTTA